TTTTTCTATCTGGCTCTGCTGAATCGCAATACATTACTATTTTTTTATTGAGTTTACCTTCAACATCTTCAATGATTTCTGATGTATCCTTCTCATAACAATAGTGTTCATTCAGGATATATAGGTCACCGTCCACATACGCTATTGTAAGGATAGCATTGGCGTGGTTATATCCAAAGTCCTGACCTATGCTTAGATACTCATAATCATCTATATTCTGGCTGATGTTCTTAACTTCCCAATTATTAAATATAAGTCCGCCAACTTCTCCCCACTCGCCAAGTCCATATATCCTATATCCGTCTGGATCTCGTTCTTTCCTCATCATCATTCTTTTATGATATGCGCCATCTATGAAGCGGTTTTGTAAATAAGTTGATTGGTGCGTAAATACATCCTCGTGTATAATGTCAAAATACTTAGCCTTTATCCAGTGCCTAGAGCTTACAGGATTGAATGTAAAGGTCATCTGATAGAATAGGTTAGGATTGTCTAGTTGTCCCCTTAATCGGTCATCTAGGATATCTATATCGGCTTCTGTTAGCTCTGTAGCTTCTTCCACCCATATCCACACTAGCTTACTAGTTTTGAAGGTGATAGATTTCACTTTCTCCCTTTGTTTGTCATCCTTCATGCCCCTGAATATTATAGAATTTCCAGTAAGTAGGCATTCTAATTTTAAAGGTGACTGGATCACTTTCCATACTCTTTCTGCCTGGTCACCAAACATTTTATATATGGCACTTTGAAGCTCTGCGAATGTTGAATCTCTATTTGATTCGTCAACTTTTCTGACTACTAGCAAGTTAGCCCCTTTATATCTAGTATCTGACAGCTTCTTAATATAGTCTTGTGCTATGTTGGTAGACTTCCCACTACCTGCTGAACCTTTAAGAATTCGATATCTCTTGCGACACTCATTAACGGGCTTAAATACACTATTCCACTTGAGGCTTACAACCCTAACTATCTTCTTCCCCATAGTCATCCTCAAATATCAATTCTATATTGCCAGATACATCTACCTTATCGGTCCACATTGAATATCTTTTACCTAATAATTCGGCCGCTTTTATCCTATCCTTGGCCCCAACATCTATATTAGTTTTCTCTTGGCCCAATTCTGCACCTCTTGATATAAGTGTCTGTTCGGTGTGTTCACCTCTCATCACTGAGGTAAGGTACTCCATTACCTCTTTTTGGTCGGCTATTTTCTCTGAGTCAAGTTTTTCCAGGCGTTCATCTATATATTTTTTAATTCCAACATTTTCCAACAATCTATGGCTTTGTGCTTTCGCATATTTTTCACTGTATCCAGCTAAAATAGCTGCTTCACATTTATTACCACTGATGATATACTCATCAGCAAATCTTTTTTGTTTTAATGTCAACCCATGGTATATCACCTCACTTTCAATTTATTGTATGAAAAAAGAACCCATTACAGGTCCTCTTTGTCTGTTATCAGATTACTTGAATCAATAAAAATCAATTCTGATTCCAGAAAATCCTTATTTATGCCTTCCAATCTATAGGTTAAACTCCCATCTGGGTGTGGAGACATACTTAAAACTTTATAAGTTTTCCTAGGTTTATCCTCGTCCTTAATTTGGACATAAGTTGATATCGATACCACTTTCATTCCCCCTTAACTAACTGTTTAATTATTATCACTAATATTATATCGCATTAGCGTTTTTCAAACAAGCAGTTAATAAAAAAGACACCCAATCGGATGTCCTTTTCAAAATATATAAGTTAAGGAGATCTTATTGTAACTTCCTAATTTAGCGGTGGAAGTAAAAGGTTCTTGCCCTAGAGATTATATGAAACTACTTACTGGCTTTCCTTTATACTTCCACATTAACACAATAACATATGTTCAAGTGCGATTAAATGCGGACTTTTTAAGAATTACACTTTCTAAATGATTCTAGTGCATTTCCATGTAATTCAAATAATCTTCTTTTGCTGTAGCCCATTTCTTCTGCCATCTTGTCCCACTCCATGCACAAGATATACCTATTAAATAGCAGTGATTGATATATTTCTGAATATTTACTATCGGCTATCTTATATATCTTATCTGATATCTCCACCTTTAACCTTAGTTTATTGATAAGCATATCGTACAATTTCGACTTGTTATCTACTATCATGCACATTATACTCTCTGTGGATGCTCTTCCACTAGTCTGAACTCGTTCTTCATAATTAATAGCTCCACCTTCAGCAAGTGCGTTTAATTCCTCTATCTCCATTTCTAATGCCTTTATGCTTAGGTCTATCTTGTATACTTGCTTTAAATATTCTTTTGTATCTAGCTCCATTGCATCACCTTACACCCTATCTTTTGTATCAAAATTCAAATGCTTACATATCATTTGGTTAGTATTCTTTTCTTTGATCATTACTAGATTTCTATTTCTTGGCAGTGTCTCAATAAATCCATACTTTGTTCTAAAATATAGACTGTGGTCATTCATATATAGATACTTCCCTTCTATCCACTTTGCTCCTGCTTCTGTGCTTCTTACTAGATATTCTATTTCTGGTACTAAGAAACTAAAATCTTTTAGTGCAGAGTTTCTCTTGTGTATTTTAGCTAACTGTATCATTCTTTCCCTTGATGCTGTTTCCATTGCATTAATACTTTTCGTTGAACTTGAACAATTCTCCACATAACCTTTCTTTATCCAAATTTTTCTCATTTCTATAGCCTTTTTACTTCTGCCCGATTTAAATTTCTTTTCGAATTTCTCATATAAAATATCATTCTTGTCGGTTATGTGTTCACTAATAAATAGATTCTCTTCCTCGGTCCATTCATTCTTTTTTGCTGATTTTCTTTTCCTGCAATCTTGAATGTTATACTTTCTTAAAATGTGCATTCTCTTTTCCCTGAACGCTACATATGTTCTTTCATTGCCAAATTCAAGTGTAAATTTATTATATTGAGTTTCCAAGTCATCCTGAATATTAGCTATAATAAAATTTACCTCTTCGTCGTTCCATCTTTTGCCACTCAATATTCCCCCTACTTTCTTCTATACATATCTCCTATTTCAATTTGCTTATATACATCCTTTGACACACTATATCTAAGCATTTCTCCATGATTATCTTCAACCACTACAAAGTACATCTCTTCGTACCTTTCGCCATCTTTTATCTCTTCTGGGACATATTCTTTTTCAATAACTCTTCCTACATATAGCCTATCTTGTTCTTTTTGAACTGTTTTACCTACACTAAGCCCGGTTATAAATATCATCCATGCGACTATAATTAATATCACAATACAATATATCTTCTTGGGCAATTTCCTATAATCCAAATAACTCATCTTATCCCCCTTTTTACACCTCTATTTTTCCCGACATTAAATCACTTAAAAGTTTATCCCTTAATTCTGCCAAATATCTATTTTCTTGGATATTTAGATAATATATAAACTCTTTCCAGCTATTTAATATCATCATCAAAATAGGATTAACACTTTCACTGCTTTTATTTTCAAACATAAGTTGGTTTTTATTCTTCGTAAAAGTTATATAACTTTCTTTTTTAATTTTATGTCCTATTTGCTCAGGAAGTACTATGTCATTTTTTTGCATATAAAGTCCCACATCAAAACCTAGGCTTCTGGCTAAATTTTCATTTATGCTTAGCTTTAGTGAATTTTTATCATCCCTAATACGATTTAAATCGTTGACTATATCTTCATACTCTCTGTGCCTTTCTTCTGCTTCAGATTGAATATAAACCCTAGGTCTTAATTCGTATCCACTAGACTTAATATTGTTAATTTCAACCTGTGTGGCATTTTCATTTATTGTTAAGTCTTTTATCCATAAAAGAATATTTTGTATTTGTTCTGTGCTATATGATTTAACTGTTTTCTTATACACCCTATTGGTATGTGATTTTCCCCCGAATTGTCCTCGTTGCTCTCTTATTTCCTCCACATATGTATCGCTCATATCTATCATCTCAACTTTTGTAGTTTGTTTTTTCTTGTTGAGAGTCAACATACATGTGGGTATACTTGTTGATTCAAACATATGGTCTGGATTAAGTATTACCGATTCGATTATATTCATATCTATTAAATTCTTTATAATATTAACTTCATCCTTATTGGTGGAACTTAATACATTGTTAGGTAATATAAAGCTTGCTTTTTCGCTTACCATATCAAGTGCTGTTAGGATGAATGCGAAATTTGCGTTACTTTTAGGTGGTACTCCATAAAGTATAAATCTAGGGTCCATTGCTCCAAATAGCGACCCGTCCCATTTCAAATTATATGGTGGGTTGCATATGCATGTATCCGCTTTATACTGGCATGCGTTTACCTTATTTAACTTCCCGTATTTATCCCCTTTGCTCACGTGATATATTTCTTCGTTAAAGCTATTATTCAGGCTATCTTTACGAATAACATATGCATCAATATTTCTTACCATTAAATTGAATAACAGCAACGGTATTACATTGTTATCAATTTCTATGCAGATGAATTTAAGCTTTTTGTTACTATTCCATTTTTGGATGGTTAAAGCCCCACTACCTGCACATAAATCGAGTACAACCTCTTCATTACCTGTTTCACTTAATCTACCAACCAATTCTGCTAAACACTTAGGTGTATAATCTTGCTTCTTTCCCTCTCTATCGGCTAGGTAGTATTGCCAAATTTTTTGAAGTAAATCCTCTTCGACATTTCCTGATACTATGTCTAGGTATTTATCCATATAGTCGGTTTTATTATTTATAACCACATCAAAAATTGATTCAGGCAATCCCTCTGCTTTTGTGTTAAATAATTCTAGTATTTTTTCTGTTAATTCTTTTAACTCCACCCGTTATCTCCTCTCATTACTTACCAATGCTTTCTAAAGTATCTATAGCAAAATCAAGATTTTTCCTGGCTTTCTTTAGGTCTTCAAGGCCGTTTTTCTTTTCCCATCTAAAAATATATTTCATAGCATTACCGCAAGCCCAGTGTACGTATCCCTTAGTTCCTAGTACAGACTTAAGAACATCCTTAGATTCTATATCTAGACCATCTAACTTATAGTGGGCTGGGCTATTAACCATATCAGGTTTTTCACCTGCTATACACGGTGTCCCCATTTCATCTTTTATTTGTTCTGCTAATTCATTTCTTATCATATTTAACCCCCTCTTAGAATGGTATATCGTCATCATCTACCGCGCTAAACTCGGCCGGTGCCTCCTGCGGTGCTTGTTCGTCCTGTTCAACCTTTGACTTGCTTTCTAATGCCTGTATATTTCTACCTGCTACCTTTGTGAATGTCCTTTTTTCGCCATCCGGTGTTTCGTATCTATCAACCCTGATAGACCCCTGAGCACCCACTAGCCTGCCTTTGGTAATGTAGTTAGCAACAAACTCTGCAGGCTTACCCATAATCTCTACTGGTATGAAGTCTACAGGTATAGAGCCATCCTTATTTTTATAATCTCTATTAATAGCCAATGTGAATGTAGCTACTGCTGTTCCTGATACTGGTATATATCTAAGTTCAGGGTCCTTAGTTAATCTTCCAACTAAAACAACATTATTCATTATCTATCTCCTTATATCCAATCTCTTAAAATCTCCGGCAATTCCCTATTGTGATTTTTATATTCATCCTTTATATTCTCTTCAATACTACCAAATTGACTGCTTAAAGCCATTGATATTAAATGCCTGTCAGTATTTGTCAAAGATTCTTCTCTTAACAATACATTTCTTCTACGATTTATTTCCATTTCTAAATCTCGCTTTTTCCTTAGCTTTTCATTTAGAGTTATTAATCTTATTTTAAATTTTTGTTTTTGATTTTCATCCATGTTTTATACTCCCTTTATGGTGGCCTGTGCAATTTTTGCATATCCCACTTTATATATCATAAGTATCTTTATTTTATTTCCTCTAACCTACACCAACTTGGCTTATTTATATCCTCGTCTATGTTTGCTCTTATGACATCCTCATAGCTTCCCAATATACCAAATTGAATATTGCAAACATATCCATATGTCCCCTGTTTGCATTCTTTTCCGTCTATGCTAGAAAACTCCTTATGCCCCTGTTCTTTTGGTAGTGGTAGGCTGTAGGAACATCTCCCGAAAGGGCATTTATTGCAATATTCGGGAATTTCTAATGGCACTTTATACATAAAATCGCCCCCTATTCAGTAACTCCAAACCAGTATTTTTTAAGTCTATCTTCTCCAATTTTATCGATAACTTGCTGTACTATTTCTTCTGATTCAAAATACGGAATTCCAACACTTATACGACGATAAACGCCAATGTCCAGTGTGTTATCATCATAATTATATTCTATATGGTAATTATATTCATCGTATTTAAAAGGCCTGCTATACTTCCTCATAATTACCTCTACCTTACGTCTTTCACATTCAAATTCAGCTTCTTCTCTAGTCAGGAAAGCATTACCCACAGCTCTTACATCTTCATCATAATCAGCACTAAAGGATAATTTAGCTATATCACCGTCACTATACAGACGATAATATTCTTCTCTATCCTCAATTTTTAAATCCCATATAGTCTTGGTTTTTTGCTCTGCCTCTGCCTTTTTAACAATAAGCTCTTTTATATCTTCCCAGTTGTCATCTATTAATTTTCTTATATCATTGTTCATATTTTTCACTCCTTATCGGTAATCAACCATTAGTTGACAGCCACTTCAATTTTGTAAAAACTTGTTTATAAAATACACTTGCCCCTTACCAGTTACCTTAGTAGTCTTAGTCAGCCTTACTGACCCATCAGGATTTAAGTGTGTTCTTTCCTTAACCTCAAATAATTCTAAGTCCATGGCCCTCTGCGTTGGCATATTATAACTTTCACCACTTCTACTTATCAGGTATCCATTGGCTCTTAACCACTCAAATAATCTATTCTGTCCTATGTCATAGCCATTCTGTTTGATTAACTTGGCCAAGTCCCCTATTAGTATCGTCTGCTTGCTACTTGCTACGCTATCAGCAAATAATACCTTGGGTTGATTAGCTTGGTTGATAAGTTCCAGTTGTTCCCTTGCCTGTCTTTCTTCTTTTAGCTGTGTTGCTACCTGAATTAGTAAATCAGGGTTATTTAAAAGTTCATCTGTCGCATACATTCCTGTCCTGCGTATATCCGGCAATACTTTACTAGTCACCCACTTCTTAAACTTCTTAGCCTTGTCAAGTTTGCTTCCCATAATTAGGCTATACATTCCTGACTCATTAATTAGCCATCCACCTCTCTGACCTAAACTCAGTAACGAATCGTTACTGAGTTTGTCACTAACCTTATCGTCAGGGTCTACATGGTCTGTCAAGGCTTTACTAGGGTTTGCATATCCTAATGCACAAGCTATATCCTTGCCAACAAACCAAGGTTCATTATTTATCATTACCGACCTAATTAAGCCAAACTCTAAACTATTAAACTCTCTAACTTTATCCATACTAAACAACTCCTTTTAGTTTTTCTTTTAATTGTTTAGCCATCCTACCCCCTACTATGTTCTCCACATACTCCACAAGTTACATAAATCAGATTTTTCTTTTGTTCTAATATATGGCCCTCTTTGTTTTCGCAGTATTTACACTTTCTTTTATATTTCATAACTAAACTTCCCCTATAAATGTATCTTTTATTTTTGCCCCATTTTTGTATTAAATCGCCTTTGGCTGTTTCTTGTTGCACACACAACTGTATGAATGTAGTTGTTAATTTCTTTGTGTTCCCTGGCTACTTTACTAGCTTTTTCCATCTTCCTCTTATACGCTGTATATTTATAGCAGTTATCATGACAATATAACTCTCTATCCTTGCACCTGTAACAAGGGTTTAATTTAGTGCTAAGTATCATATCTACCACTCCTCTTTATCGAACATCTCCCATCCCTTTATCCTTGCTGTAAAACCTGCACCAACTTCACCATTTATATAGTGCAAATCTTCGTCTAACTCGTTTAGTACGAATTTAAGTGTATCTTGCAGCATGCTAGGGGTTATTTTCGTTACACTAGTTATGAATGTCTTATTGTCTTTTTTTAACTCCCACTCAAGGTTAAAACCTGCGTTGTCATCTATGCTATTTTCAAGATATTCTATGATCCAGTCTTTTCTGCTTAGTTCTTTTTTCTCCATACTTCCTATCTCCTGTTACATATACTCAAATGTTCCAACACCAATTAATTTTACATTAGCCGATAAATATTCCGTTTCCTCAAATCTAAGCCTTTGCAAATCTTCACTCTTTATTGTGACTGTACACATATCATTTTTTATTTTGATTTTCTTTAATTTTCTTTCAGCAAAATGTGTATCTATATCAAATTCCTTTGACATCTTTTTCTCTGACATAAATAGCAGGAAGTTTTTCCTTTTAAGGTCGTTATGAATAAAATCTTTTGCAAATATTTCAAAATTAAACTTATTACCCTCTGTTAGGCAGTAATGTAGGTCATATATTATGTTTAAACCCTCGTTTAAATCATCTATATAGTTAACTGAAACCCATCCTTTAACCAATTCTATTATTTTATTTGTTAAAAACCTGCTATCTTCAACAACATCAGCTTTTAGAAATTCGTTGATAAAGTCTGATTCAGCTTTCTTCCCCTTTCCAAAAGCACTATCTAGGGCTAGTACATCCCATGTATCATTCATCCCTGTTAGGCCACAAGTAAAACCTAGGCTATATTTAGGCTTTTTAGGATGTGCCTTGTTGTTTATCGATAACTCAATAATTGGCTTTCCGTCAACATGACTGCTTCTGATCTTGCTTGTAAATATCTGTGTATACTCTAAGCATATGCCTGCAACATAATTCTTGTCCTTATGCTTATAGCTAACAACTAAAAAATCATTACTATCTATGCTACTATTCTCACAACTTGCAGCATGTAATAACTCCGCCAATTTTTTAGAGTTATTGATAAATTCTTCATCGCTATATATCATACTTTCCGTACAAGCCCTTAACTCGCTATTAGTAAAATCTTGATATTTACAAGGCCTTGTATATTTGCTGTTAATTAGCGACCTAACTAAGCTTTCCACCATGCCATTAACATCTTGATTAGTTCTAACTGGTAACTCAACATTATTTAGTAATGCACCATTGATACTCTTATCCACTAGGTGAATTATTGCGTTTTTAACATACATTTTTCATTTTCCCCTTTGTTTTAATTTTTTATTTTTTCTTTCGCCAATGCTCTAACCTCTTGTTTTTATCGGTTGATATTAGCGTATATTTTTGTGACATCTCCATTAGCCTGCTAACTATCCCTTCGTCAATCTTAATCATATCGCTGGGCAATAACTCCGATGTTATAATTACAGGCTTATCCATCAAATATCTAGCATTAATAATCTCAAACAAGATTTTTTTATCTGCCTCTGTAGGCTCACCCTTAAATAAATCATCCAGGAATAATACATCGGCCCTTTTAACGCTTTCTATTAACTCCTGGTAAGCCTCTTTATCGGTAATCATCTGCTTAATCAGAGTTATAAATTGCCTATAGTCTAGGTATTTTACAAAGACCCCGTCATGTATTAAGTTATTAGCTATTGCCATGCCTAAGTGCGTCTTACCGCTTCCTACATGGCCTAATATCATAATACTTGCACCTTCTTGATATGCCTTAGTTTTGACGTATTCAATACAAGCTTTCTTAACTCCCTCATTGGCCGGATTCTCTTCAAAGTTTGAAAAGGTCTTAGATCTGAATTTTTCGTAAATCCCTGAATACTTCAAGGCCCTTTCGTGATTTTTTTCAGCCTTACAACTACACTCAACCATAACTTCTTGGCCGTCAATAATCGTGGGTATATATTCTAAATCCTTACACTTCTCGCACTTATAGGCCACTATCTCCGAAGTCGTATTCATCCCACTTGTCTTTTGTTTGGCTTGTAGTTGTTGCATTAGGCTTTGAATATCTGCTATTGCCATAATTAACACCATCCTTTAACTCATAAACTGACTGCCAGTTATTCAAAATACTTTGTTCTAGGATTTTGATAACAAGTTCTTTGTCGTCATTTGCCAGCTTGTCTAATTTGCCTAGTAATATCTTTGTGGCTCGCTCTGTAAGTGGCTTTTTTATAGCTTTACGCATGATTGCAAAGTCCTTGAAAGTATCAATCAAACATTCGTCTTTCCCGTATTTTTCAACGACCAAAGACTCAAAAGCAAAAGTGCGTACTCTTCGCTCTGCACTAGGAGCGTTACAGTTCTTGACTGTATTTTCTTTACTTTGTTTTTCTTTACTTTTCTTTACTTTACTTTCCTTTTCTTTTCTTTTCTTTGTATAAATCCGTATTACGTTCGTTATACGTTTGTAATACGTTCGTATTACGTTCGTATTCATCATCATTTCTTTTATTTTTTTCTTTGTCCCATCTTTTATTGATAGATTCCTGTGCTTTCAACCTTTTCAGGTCTTTGATATTCATTCGTTCCATGAAGCTTTTAGAGTAAAAAACGTCATCATCAACTATAAACAAATCATAATCATTGATTACTTTTTTAACCTTTTCTTCATCAACACGAAGATCATACGCAATCATCATATAATCATTTTTGCTTATGTAATCATCTTCTTCACGTAGCCTTTCAAGAATCATGAAGTATATTGCATATCCCTCAGCTCCTAAATCCATTCTTACTTTTAATAGCTTGTCTGAATTTCTTGCATTGCTATCGTGTGAGAAGTATGATTTATTTGTTTTCAACTACCTCACCTCCTGAATAAGAGTTAGTGAGGCGGTGTATTTGCTCTGTAGTATATCGTATATCAAATTCGCTATAGTCATTCCTATAGCCATTGGCAACCTGCCATTCTAATTTATTAATAGCTAACTTTTCCGCCTCTTTTATTGTCATTATTTCGCCCCCTTAACCGGTGCATTTTCTATTCCCGCTATAAGCTCGTCATACTCTGCCATGGTCAATTCTTTGGCACTATTCTTGCCCTTCTTGTGAATTGACTTGTCTATATCTGCCTTACTATATCCCTTACTACCACCTATTGCATATAGCCTTGATAGTTGGCTTTCAGTAACCAGCTTATCTGCCTTACCTGACCCTGCACTAGTTCTTGATGTTTGCTTTGTAGTGTTCCCTTTTTCTTGCCTTTGATATTCGTCCGTGTCAGGATCCTTAATATCATCTATCAGGAATAAGCCATTTAAGGCATATTTTCTAGCATATGATGAACTTGATCCTGTTGATTGAGACTCATCCATTCTATCTTTTTTATATTCTTCTCTTGCATATGCTGAATTCGATATACTTATATCTCCATCAGTTATAGTGCATGTGGCTTTAATATAGTACCTATCCCCGACTAACTCTACACTATCACTCATCATCAAGAATAATTTATGCTTAACTAGTAGTGGTTTCAACGCTTCAAGAATATCTTCACAATTTCTATAATAAAACTTTCCAAAAGTATTAAATTGGCTCTTAGGTGCTTTTAATTCCTCTTGAACCTTAGTTATTTTTTCGTATATAGTCATTGCCCTACTCCTTCTTAGTCTTAGGCATTACTAGACTATCTTCAAATAACAGATGCACTCCTGGTATTTCTTGTCCATCTTTTATGGCCTTTTTAATTGCTGTTTTATCTTCCTTAACCTCAACTTTTGTGACTCTGTATTCTTCAGGTATTTTGGTTGGATCATCAACAACTACCTTGCCAGTACCTTTTCTAACTGTCATGTTTCCTAAGTGCGTTTCAATTTTCTTCACTTCCATAGCCTGCATACACTCTAGTGCATATTTCTTGATGCTATCTATCCTAGCCTGTTTCTTTACTTTCAGGTCTGCTAGCCTTTTTCTTTCAGCTTCAATATTTTCTATCATCATTTCATTAGCCCTTACAACTGCTATCAGGCCTTCTGATTTAGCTTGTACTAGCTTTTGAACTGTAGTCTTAATCTCTTTTACCTCTTCCGTTGCTTCGCTGTCTCCTGCCTCTTCTAGCCTGTCTAGTAAGCTTTCTAATTCCTTTATATCCTGCCCTAACTCATATAGTGTACTCATATTGTTATCTCCTTATCTCTTAAAATGGACCATGATCCATTGTTAATATCTCTTGTTCTAAATCATATTTATCTCTTTTCAACTGCTTGTTTTCATCTTCAAGTGCCTTGCATTTTTCTTCAAACACATCTACTTTAAACTCAAGTAGGCTTATATGCCTGTTCTTTTCTTTTACGAGTTCTTCAAACAGTTCTTCAGTGCTTTTCATTTTGTTTCTCCTGTGTTATAATTAAATTGGTTATTTTGATTAGTCGACTATTTTAGTCGGCTTTTCTTTATTTTTGGTAGTAATAAATATTTAAATCCCCTTTAATAACTTCATGCTTGGTGACACCGCCACCGCTCTCTATTGTCTGCTTTTCGTTTATGTCTAGATAGTCTTTTAGTGTCTCCTTATTGTCTGCCCATATAATCACTTGTGTTGCTACTCCCAACCACAAACTCACGGAAATCACACCTATTGACTCAAAATACTTACCAAGTTCTGCTAATTCTTCAACTTTTGTGTTAAACTCGTCTATATCTATTGTTTCAGCTCTTTCGACATCCTTAACACTAAAATTTAACTCTTTAATTTTACTCATTTTACCCCCCTAATCTTCATATTTAATTGCATCTAGCAATTCAATAACTTCAGTGAATTTATCCCTTACGCCTTTTACACCTTTTCGCATATCGACAAAACCTTCTTTTATAAGGGGTATTCCTACCTCTGCAAGAGTGCTAACGTAAGCCTCTACTATATTTAGAATCTCTTCTGGTTCGCCCTTTTCTTTTGCTTCAACAATTACGTTTTCATAATTTTTATTTGCAGCCTTTACAAATTCACCCAAAGCTCCCAATAAATCTTTCATTTCCTTTTCACAGTTCATAATCTTACCCTCCTTTACTTAAATCTTATATATTCTGCCACTTACACCATGCCATCTTGATGTACTCAATCCCTATCAGGCCTGCATACCAAATAGCACCTAGAAAATCATCTATAGCCCTCAAATTAATCACCTCTCACGTATCCCATATCTTTCATAAAAATACTCTCTGGGTACCCTAGCCTGTACAGTCCTATACCCTTCAGCCTGCAGCTCTGCGTTTAGCTCTCGTATTATCTTGTAGCCGGTACATATCTTCCGGTCTAATATGGAACTAATTTCATCAGCTTTAATATAATAATCTTTCATTGTCTAACCCCCTTATTGTTGATTATGTTCTTTTTATCTCCCTGTGCTATAATCTAGTTACAGGCTCATTTGCCAAGTATGTAGAAAGGAGAATTAGAGTTATGAGTGAATCTAATCTTATCTCTTCTAAATTAGCAATGTTATACCTACAGAATCAGAACCTGTCAAATAAGACTCCAGAAGAAATATTTGACTTATACAGTGAAGCATTTCATAAAATAGCTACTAGAAGAGATGAAAAGCTCAAACTAAAAAAATCATTGAATACTGCTAAAAAATTTCAATTCGACTTATAAGAATTTTAGCTAAATCCAATATTTCAAAAGACTCTCGCAACGATAATTTCTCACCTTCCAAAGCTGAAATTATTTTTTCTGCGACGGTCTTTTGTTTTTCTGTTACGGATACTATTCTTTCTTCTAATTCCTTTAATTCTTCCATCTCTTATCACCCCCCTTATTGTTGATTATGTTCTTTTTCGGGAACCTCATCTTTAAAAAAAATCCCAGCTTGTTCCTTTGAGTATCCTAATATTGCTATTATTTTAAGAAACTCGTTAACCCCTATATCAATATCCCCTGACTCTCTCTTGGTATATGGGCCTCTTGAAGACCACCCCATCTTTTGTGCCATTTCTTCCTGTGTCAAGCCCTTGGCTATTCTTTCAGCTTTCAATCTGCTTAAATCTAAACTCATACTATCACCTCCGTTCTCTATCGGGTACACTATCATTATATAACCTCTGTTCTCTTTTGTCAACAATAAAACCAAAAATAAATAAAAAAAGTTTTTTTTAAAAACCTATTGTATTCATTCGGGAACAGTGATACAATATAGGCAAATAAATGAACAGGGGGTAGAGTATGAATTCTAATGATGAAATTATTGATATTCTGATACAAGCTTGCTTTGAAAATGACATTTCTCAAAATGAACTTGCCAGAAGGGTTGGTATGGCCAAATCTGCTATATCAAGATATTTTAATAGAACAAGGGAATTCCCTTTAAATAGAGCTGACCAATTTGCCAAAGCTCTAGGGCTTGAAACTGAATATTTATTAGGAGTTAGTTTGCCAAGTGAAGACACTATTGAAAATAGACCTCTTCCTGAAAATCTTAAGCCTATAACTAAGGTAAATAGAATTCCTATTGTATGGTCTATTGCAGCAGGGAAGCCCATATTGGCCGAGGAAGATATAGAGTCTTACCTTATATTAAATCAAGAATATAAGGCAGATTTTGCCCTTAGTATAAAAGGTGATTCTATGATAGATGCCGGTATAAACGACGGGGACCTGGCACTTATAATTAAAGATAGGCCAATCATAAATGGTGAAATATATGCGGTATTAATAGATAGTGAAGCTACACTGAAGAAGGTATACAAGAATGATGACTACCTCACTCTACAGCCTTGTAATAGTAGGTATGAGCCTATAATGGTTAAAGAGGAAGACAATCCATATATTATTGGTAAGTTATCCGGGATAGTTAGAAAATATTAGTCTATAATTTTATTTTATATATTTTAGAGGGGTATTATTAAATGAGTCTTAAAAAGAAAATGAAAGCGTCTTTATTTGTTGGATTGATAACGTTAAGCTTGACTGCTTGCGGATCTCAGGTAGACAGCAAGCAAGAAACTGGTAACCAAACCCAAAAACAAACAAATGGAAATGTGGTCAAGGAACCTGAAGGTGAGTATAGTTTTAGTATTGATAAAAAAGGAGTTAATATATCACAAACGCAGGGGCCTGTGAAGTATACAATATATAATATCAGAGTCGCCACATTTAAACCTGATGAAACCTATAAGAATTCTTATAAGGGTAAAGATGTATTAACTTATGTAGAAATGGACTTTGGCATGGAAAATACTGGAACTGATAAAATGAGTATATTGCCTATGACTGCAAAATTACTTTTTGATGATAAAACCCAGGAGGAAATGGACCATCTAAAGTCAGATGCATCTGAATCTGAGCTATCAGGCAATGCTAAAATTCAAGGCAAATATGCTTTCTATATAGCCGATGAAAATAACGCTAAGCATTTTAAATTATTTTGCAAGGGTCCAATATCTTTTACAGATGATGATGCCACTGAATATGATAACTATGAGTTAGATATTAAAGTGGATTAATCATATTTTATTATACATGAATGGAGGTGAAAAATATGAAATTTGATGATGTCTCAAAATCTTTTATTGTGAGTGAGTTTCCTGATTTATTGAATAAAATTGATGAATTAAATGAGTTTAGAAATAATCAAGAAGCAAATATGAATGAACTTAATATACTTACTAATGATGTTATAATTGAACAAAATAATGTAATTATTGATTTATTGTACAGTATATTAGAAAAGTTACAGGCATCAGAATAAAAACAATGAAATAAAAATAAGAAGTAGTCAGAATCTTGGCGGATCAACTACTTCTTACAGAGTATCACAGGCCTGTAATAGGTCCTTTTGTGATACCTACATTATAACATAAAAAAAGAAGGTAGGTGTAACGAATGGTAATTAAAGATGAAAATAAATCACGTAAATGGAGAGTGCAGCTTTCCTACAAAGATATAGATGGAAAGGTTAAAAGGAAACAAAAACGAGGTTTTAACTCTAAAAGAGAAGCACTGGAGTGGGAGCGTAACTTTTTAAATTCTCTAAATACAACTGCTAATATAACATTTGCAAATTTGACAGAAGCATATTTAAATGATATGAAACATAGACTAAAGGCATCTACCATGGAAACTAAAGTCACACTTATTATGCAACATGTTCAACCTTTTTTTGCGGAACTTGAGATAAAAAATATAACCCCTCTAGTAGTAAGATCGTGGCAGTCTGAATTACTTAAATCGTCCTATTCAAAAACATATATCAAGACTATAAATAATCAGCTCAGTGCAATATTAAATTATGCAGTAAAATACTACCACCTACCCAGTAATCCAGTTCATATTGCAGGGACAATTGGCAAGAAAAAAGCTGATGAAATGAATTTCTGGACCCTAGAAGAATTTAATACATATATATCTGTTATAAATAGCCCACTAGAACTAGCAGTATTTAATACTCTTTACTACGGAGGCATGCGTATTGGTGAGCTTCTAGCTCTAACATTAAATGACATAGATTTTGAAGAAAACACTATTAATATAAATAAAACCTATACCATGGTTAAGGGTCAGGAATATGTAACAGAACCTAAAACACCTAAAGGTAACCGCTCTATTTGTATGCCCGTACATGTGATGAATTTATTAGATGAATACGTAAAAACTTTATATAAGTTAAGAAGCACTGATCGTATATTTACCATACCTAGATCTAAACCGGGTAAATGGATGAAAAAATACTGCAAACTATCTAATGTTAAATTAATAAGACTGCACGATTTAAGACATTCTCATGCCAGCCTATTGATAAGTTTAGATGTAAATATTATGACCATAAGTGATAGACTGGGTCATGAAAATACCAAAACAACATGGGATACTTATGGACATTTATATCCAAATAAACGTAAGGAAGTAGCAGAAAAACTAAATAACGCCATTTTTACGCCATAGATAGAATTTAAAAAGGTGTACCCCTTGCAAATAAAGAGGTACACCGATTTTATTATCTACTCCCACTCAATAGTTCCAGGAGGCTTACTAGTTATATCATACACAACCCTATTAACCCCTTCAACCTCATTAATTATCCTATTAGAGATCCTCTCCAATACATCATAAGGTATCTTGTACCAGTCAGATGTCATACCGTCACTTGATGCAACAGCCCTCAATCCAACCAGGTGGGCATATGTTCTTTCGTCACCCATTACACCTACAGTCATTACGTCTGGTAGTGTAGCGAAGGCCTGCCATATTTCCTTGTATAGGCCAGCCTTTCTTAGCTCGTCCATGTATACAGCATCGGCTTCTCTTAGGATGTCGCACTTTTCCTTAGTTACTTCTCCGATTACCCTGATACCAAGTCCTGGTCCTGGGAATGGGTGTCTAAATATTAGGTTTTCTTCTATGCCTAATTCTAGACCTATCTTTCTTACCTCGTCCTTGAATAATTCTCTTAGAGGTTCTATTATTTCCTGGAAGTCTACATCTTCTGGTAGGCCACCAACATTGTGGTGAGACTTGATTGTTGCAGATTCTCCACTACCGGATTCTACTATGTCCGGATAGATTGTTCCCTGCACCAAGAAGTCCATCTTACCTAGTTTCTGAGATTCTGCCTCAAATACCCTGATGAATTCTTCGCCTATTATCTTTCTCTTTGCTTCTGGCTCTGTAACTCCTGCCAGCTTGCCTAGGAACCTGTCTTCTGCATTTACCCTGATTAAGTTCATGCCGAATTTCTGCCTAAAGATTCTCTCAACGTCGTCTCCCTCGTTCTTTCTTAGTAGACCGTGGTCAACGAATACGCAAGTTAAATTGTCGCCTATAGCCTTGTGCATTAGGGCAGCTGCTACTGATGAGTCTACACCACCACTTAGGGCACATAGGGCCTTCTTGTCGCCTACCTTTGCCTTTATTTCTGCTACCTTATCATCTATAAAGGAGCTAGTAGTCCAGTCCCCACTTACCTGACAAATCTTGTAAAGGAAGTTTGTAAGTATCTTGTCGCCTTCGATTGAGTGCTCAACCTCTGGGTGGAACTGTACACCATATAGTCTCTTGTCTACATTGTGCATAGCTGCTACCGGACAGTTCTTTGTAGTTGCTACTACATCAAAGCCCTCTGGTACTTCTAGTATATAGTCTGTATGGCTCATCCAGACCTGGTTGCTTGATATTCCTTCAAATATTGGTGACTGACCGTATTCTATGACTGTCTTACCGTATTCTCTAGTCTGGTTGTCCCCCTTCTGGACCTTACCACCTAGTAGGTGGGCCATCAGCTGGTCACCGTAGCATATACCTAGAATTGGAACACCTATTTCAAATATTTCTCTTGAAATCTTTGGTGAATCTTCCAGGTAGGCACTGTTAGGACCTCCTGTGAATATTATACCCTTGGGATTTTTTTCCTTTATCTTTTCAATGCTAGTTGTGTATGGTAGGATTTCACAATATACGTTGTTTTCCCTTACTCTTCTAGCAATTAGCTGGTTGTACTGACCTCCAAAATCAATTACAAGAACTATCTCGTGTTTCATATTTTCTCCCTTCTTATTCCGGCACTAGATTTATCAAATAAATATACGAACAATCTAAGTCCTATTGAAATATTTTTTCGTTTTAATTTTCTTATAACAATTATTATACCATAAATTAGGGGTCTATATCAGCATAATTTCATTAATTATATCCCTGTATGAAGATAAAAATGGAGGTCACATATCCGCCTCTTTGTGGTCTGGATACGCACCTCCATTTGCTTGTCTTATTCTGTCATATACCCGTCTTAGACTACATCATTCCCGGCATTCCACCTGGCATACCTGGCATATCATCGTCACCTGGTAGGTCTGCTATGGCTGCTTCTGTAGTCAAGAATACACTTGCTATAGATGAGGCATTCTGTAGGGCAGACCTGCTCACCTTAGTTGGGTCTACTATACCTGCCTCTATCATGTTCACATAGTCTTCGTTTAGGGCATCAAAGCCCATCTGAGAATCTGAGTTTATTACATTCTGTATGATTACAGACCCTTCTAGGCCTGCATTTATTGCTATCTGTCTTAGTGGTTCTTCTAGGGCCCTTCTGATTATCTGTGCACCTAGCTTTTCTTCCCCATCTAGTGATGCTACTAGTTTATCAACTGCTGGTATTACGCTTACAAAGGCTGTACCACCACCTGCTACTATACCTTCCTGAACAGCTGCCTTAGTTGCATTTAGGGCATCTTCTATCCTTAGCTTTCTTTCCTTCATCTCTACTTCTGTAGCTGCTCCCACCTTGACAACGGCTACTCCACCTGATAGCTTGGCCAATCT